AATTGTGGTGGATACTGCGCCGTAACCTGTTCGATAAAATCTATAATTTCAATGTCGCCGTATGTGTAGTGCGCTGGTTGCTTAACATTGTCTTGCGCTTCGTTCATATCTACTTTTCTGTTACTGATTACGCTCATTATGCTTCACTCCATTTCTTGAACATTTGGTTATAAGTGACATCGAACCAGTACGGATCACGTGAATGTTTTTGTGGCGTTCCATCATAAAGCCATGGTCTTAATCTTCTCTTTCTTTCCTGTTCATATTCCGCTCTCACATTTCGTTGGTATCGGTTCAAAATCGCTTTTTTTCTGATTTTTTCTCTCCCTTTTTCTTCATCTTTTATTTGACTCTTCATATATTCAACTTCTTCTTTAGATTTTGAGTCCTTTCTTCCACACAATAATTCATCGCCGCGCATTTTATGTTTGTATCTATATCTAAGAAGTTCTGGAGATATATGATATTTTTCTGAAACTTCTCTCAATGTCATTAGTTTTCCTTTAATACGCACTCTTATAACTTTTCTTCTAGCCATCATTCCACCTCTAAATCTAAAACCTTGATATTTATAACGTTATATTTTAATAGTTCACCTGGATTATTAAATAAATAGTCCGCCAAATTTTCTTTTTCTTTATCAATCTGATTGTAATTAACACTTTCGACTTCTGTAGGAATTCTAATGTCAACAGAAGCATTGATATAAGCTTGATGTTGCATGCAATCACACTCCTAATCCTTCATATAAAACGGAGAAGTAAACCCGTCACTATTCAAATTCAATCCTTTTGCCCAATCAACAGGCTTATTCATGATAGTTTCGATTTCCTTAAGTCCATTTGAACCTCTAGGTATTTCTACAATTACTTCATCATGGACATGGCCAACTATTTTAAAACCTAATGCTTCAAGCCTTGCTATAGAAATCGCAAGTAAATCCCTTGCAGTTGCTTGAACAATATTCTCGACTAACTTCCCACCATACGTTTTTAACTTTGACCATTTACGGTTAAGATCTAACCCCATAAATTCAACAACTTGACTACCCCAACTATTTTCACCAACTAAAGCTTTTGGATAAGCTAAAGCTCTTCCACTAGGCAGTTCAATCATTAGAAAACCTTTTTTCATATAAAATCTAAGTCCATGTGTATGATGCGTCTTTCGGGATTTTACAGTATTAATTGCAGCCTCTTGGCAAGCCTTCCAAAAATTAACTATGTTAGGATTTGCGTTACGCCAACTATCAACTAAACCTTGTAACTCGTTTTCTTCAATGCCCATTTCCAATGCACCCATTGCTTTTAAAGCTCCAGCGCCACCTTGATAGCCTAAAGCTAATTCGGACACTTTTCCTTTTTGTCTGAGAGGGTCGCCTTTAGTTATGCTTTCTACCGGTACATTAAACATTTGAGAAGCCGATGCTTCATATATCTTTCCGTGTGTGTTGAATACATCTAAACGCCATTGTTCTTTTGCATACCATGCTATGACTCTTGCCTCTATTGCAGAAAAATCACTTACTGCTAGTTCATTACCTTCTTCAGCAGTAAATGTCGTCCTAACTAATTGACTTAATAAGTCTTGAGGATGAACATTGAGTAATAAATCTAAATCATCAAAACGTTGTTCTTTAATAAGATCTCTTGCTATTTCTAATTCAGTATCTGAAATATAATGCTTTGTTAAATTCTGAAGTTGTACACCTCTACCTGCCCATCTTCCAGTACCGGCACCGTAAAATTGAAACAGACCTCTTACCCGTTCATCACTGCACATCATGTCATGCATTTTGTTGTATTTTTTCACACTGGTTTTAGACATTTGCAATCTAATTTCTAGCATTTTTTTAGCTTTTCCTGTTGCTTCTTTTAAGTACTCCTGAACCGTTTTCTTTTGTAAATTAGGTATATCTAATCCTTGTTCATCCTTTAACCAAGCCAATAACTGTGTAGGACTATTAGGATTTTCTAAACCTGTTATATGTTTAGCTTGTTTAAGCAATTCTTCTTTACTCTGCTTATCGAGCACATTAGCTCCTAACATCAATGATTTAGAAAGCTTAATACCTCTGTCGTTTATATGTTGGTCAAAAACCCAATATGTTTGTTCAATTGCAGTTACTGGAAAGTCTTTAATTTTATTAGCAATCGCCATTTCTACTTCTACATCTCGAATACAGTAATCTATAAATTGTTGCCATTTTTCAAGATCATGTTCAGGTAGGTTTCTTGTTCTTCCTCCATTAACTTTTGTTGGTTTACAAGGTATAGAGAAATAACGAATTAAATTTTTACCTGCTTTATCTTTTTGGCTTTGTAGTCTTAAAACTTCTCCAACTTTATCAAGCGAAGCAGGTAAGCCAATACGCATTGAATTAACCATTGTGCAAATCCATTCTTCAGGTGGCATCTGTTTATTAAAATGTTTAGCAAGACAAGTTCTTTCGAAATTAGCATTGAATGCATACTTTTTTACAGCAGGGTCAAATAGAGCAATTTTAAACGTCTCATAATCAGCGTGGAAAGGCTCATTATCTACTTTAGTCATGTCAATCGCACTAATCGCTCCACCATCTATCGAATAAGCTATAATTAAAATTTCGAAATCTTCAGCTTCTGTGTATTTATAGGCACCACATTTCGAAATATCGTTACTGCTGTATGTTTCAATATCTATATTCATAAATTTCAAATTCTTGACACCTCAATTTCTTTAAAATTAAAGTGGGGCTAAAAACCCCACCTATTGACTTATAAGAAATCCTCATCATCAGTGTCTAATTCATCAAAATCATCTTCTGCTGCACTTGCACCGCCAAGAGGTTCGCCTTTTTCTACAAGTTGAATGTTGTTCAATCCAACTGCGATACCCTTATTACCATTTGTGTTGAATGGAAATAAATTGATTGAAGCTCTAATATAGTCACCACTTACAATAGTTCCAGAATCCGTTAATCTAATTTTGTTTTGGTCAATAATACCAGGTGCTTGTTTGCTTGATGCGTTAATAAAATAAGCGTCTTGATAATTCACATCATCTTCTCTTTCAGTATCTCCATCACGTAATGGAAGTTTCAGATTTGCAGGAACTTTGCCTCCAAACTTACTAACTTTTCCTTCTTCTTTAGCAGCTTCTATAGCTTGTTCAATGGCTTTTATCGTACTTGTATCTGATTTAGGAATGATTAAACTGATTGAATACTTTGCTTCTTGCCCTTCTTGCATACTGTGAGGTTCAAAAATATGTGCATATGATGCTCTTACTTTTCCTGTAATCACTTTAGTTTTATTTAATACTTTTGCTTTCATGTTTATATACCGTCCTTTTTAATTTTTATAGTTTGTCAAAATCATCTTCAGCAGATTGCTTTATAGCTGGTCGTTTATCAGACTCGGTAGCAAGTGTTAATTTACCTTGTGGCTTTTCTATAAAGCCCTCTGTAATTTTAGAAAATGCTTTTTTACCAATTAATTTTTCTAATTTCGTAATGCTAAGTAACTTGGTTTCTGTAATATCTTCAGGTTTATAACCCGCTTCAACTAACTTTTCAAGTGTTGCTTTTGTATCAGTTATCATTCTTCGCGAACGACCTTCTACAAGCTTCCAACCAGGATAGTTTTTATCATTTCCTTTCGCTTGATCTAGCGCATAATGTTCTACTTCATCAGCCCATTTTTTGATATCAGGCAGTTTATATAAAAGTTCTGCAATCTCTTCATCACTTAACAAATGTGGTGGCTTTTGAGGCACATTTTGCATGTATTCTGCACGTGTTCTACATGAATGCTTTATCTTACAGAATCTACAATGACTACCTGCTTTAAACTCACCTTCACCGTTATAAGCAAGTCTGGCTAATGGTTTAACAAAATCGGTTCCCCATTGAAGTAATCTTGATATTGGTAACTCTTCAGTAGAAAAGTTATCTATTCGTGGTTGTATGATAGTCATGCGAACTGTATGAATGTCATACATTAAACTAAGCAGTTCATATGCGCCCAAGCCATATAATCTAAGTTGAGGATTATCTATAGCTGAAACTTCAATGCCTTTACCGTATTTAAGGTCAATAATTTCAAGTACACCACCTGAAAATATAATGACATCACCAGTACCAAAAGATTCAGGGACGTATTTACCTAAATCCAATTTTGTTTCAAATAAAGCTATTACATCGTCATCTCTACTCAAAGCCTCGTTATACTTTTCTTCTACATTAGCTACGTACTCTTCAACATATTCGCGCAACTCTTCACTGTAATATTGATTTCGCTTATAATTTTGAAAAGCTTTATTAAACTCAAACTGTGTTAGGCCTTCATATTTAAGACTGAAATATAACTCACTTAACTCATGAGCGAATGTACCTTCTTCAGCAAAAACTGAACTTTTATCTGCAATACCTTCACTTGCCTTAATACTCGGTGGACAGTTTAGCCATTGTTTTGCTCCACTTGCACTAAGCTTTGCATGAGCTCTATTTGAGTGATCTAGTTTCATGCATTAATTCTCGCCTTCATGAAATCAACAATTTTTTCATAATGCTCTTCTTTGATAGTAGATAGCTTATCCGCACCAAGTTCGTTAAGTTTATTTCTAAATTCTTTCTTATCAGAAGTGTCTGCTTTTTTAAGGAACTCTTTTCCTACTGATAAAACATAATCTTTAGTCAAATCAGCAGAAGTTTCCTTAACTTCTTCAATTGATTCCAGTTGAGCTGTTTCTTCTTTTGGCATTGGTGCTTCTTTAACTTTCTCTTGTACAATTGATGAATCTACAGTTGACAGTTCAGTGTTTAACACACGTAAATTCTTATTTAATAGTTTTAATTCTTCAAAAATATCTTCTAATACTGCCATTGATTAACTCCTCCTTAAAATTGGTTAGCTAGACGAATCATTAACTTGATACGTTCTTCTATTTCTCTAGGGTCATCACTTTGTTCATTTAATCTTGCTAACAATTCAAATTGTTCTTCTAAAATTTCTTTTTTACGTTCGACTACACTTAAATGCAATTGCGATTCAATAACACGCCAGATACCCCAACTTTCCATTTCAATCTTTCCTTTTTTCTTAAGTTTTGAAAGAGTGGATTTTGCATGTGTTTTAGATATCCCAAAATTTTCAACAACATCATCAGAATTGAAATTGTCATATGTTGCAAAATGTGATAGTATTTTTTGTTGTAAGGTCATATTAATAACTCCTTATATAATTATTTAAGACAATTGCTCATCTTGCACTGTTACTTGCTCCAACAAGTAGCAGTTTCTTTATTCTTCATAAAAGTATTCCTTATAAAATGTGAATGTTGCGATACTTGCGAATCCCGCAATTGACCATGCTGTAGTGAAGTACAACAATGGCATAAGCACAATCGCTAAGACTGTGAAGCATAATACTGCTACTAGGTAGCTTTTATAAATGTTGCTCATTTAATATCCTCCTAATACCATTTTTTATGCTTTCTGATCAAATACTCTTCTAATTTAGAAATATTAATCAATGTTCCCGTTGCTGAATAATCAATGTATAAATTTTCTACACCTAAATTATCTTCACGGTAATATTTCAACCAGTTGTATACTGTACTTCTACATACTCCAAACAATTGATGGATTTGTGTAGGTGTTGCGTATAACTTTTTCACAAATTTTTCTTCGCCTCGATATGTGTTTTCTGGTGTTGGTGGTATTATGATTTTTGGCATCTCTATCACTCCTTTAGATAAATGTTAAAGTTTGTTATTATTCGCCCTGTATTGAAGTTCTCTATCTAATGCATAGAAAACTTTGTTTATTTCTAAGTAGCTGTAATCACTTTTTTTAATAAGCTCTAATATTTCCGCTCCTAAGTTACGTTCCTTTTCCGTTAAATAGGATGAAGAAGCATCAGCTTTGCTAGAAACTTGTGGGACGCCTATACGCAATCCTTCTGATCTTGTGTTCATTTGTTTATGCTCCTTTCGTGTATAATGTTGTTATCAACCTAAGGAGGTGATAACATGCCCTTGATATCTGATGAATTTGATACACTTACTAAAGACCAACAATATGTCTTGTCCGTACTCTACAAAGATTATTTAGAATGTGTAAAGTTAGGTTCGGTTAAATTAACCTGCAATAATTTTGGAAGTGCTAAAGATATACATACAAAGTATTTTCAAAAACTACATTTCGAAGATGTAAAATACGATTTAAATAAACTTAAAAACTCTGGGTTCCTAAACGGCGTGTATGCTAGTAACACTATTTATCATGTAACAATTTCAGACAAGACTGTTGTTTACTTTGAAAATGAGTTTAAAAACAATTTAAAAAGTATCATTGATAGCATTTCTAAAATTGCTTCAATAATTCCTGGTCTCTAGTTGGGTTTATAACTTCCCAATCATTTGCCATGAGGTCATCGGCTGAAGGTTGCCAATATCTGATAAGGTTTGTCCCATCGCTATTTGAAATGATGCATTGTAAAAAACTATCATTTGTTGGTAATATCTTAGTTCGATGACTTTCTTTCCAATCTTTCCGTGTCATAGAGACAAGATTTTTTGTAGCTATCTTAGTTGCTTCTTGAATGTTCATTTGTTATTCCTCCTTTTAAGATGTTTGTTCGATTGGGGTTTAATTTGTTTTAATAAAACCCGAAATTAATTGCTTCTAGTAGTTTAGTAATTTCAATCAAGGTATCTTCTAAACATTCTTCTCTTGTCATATAGATTTCGTATTCCCTACCGTTATGTTCAATTTTCTTTTTGATTTGTGATCCTTCATCTGTACCAAGAGCAAAGCTTATTTCTTGTTCAACTTGTCCTAAAACTTGTTGTACTACTTTTACTTTTTCTTCATTCATTTTTAAGTCCTCCTATTAAGCTGTTACGTTAGCTTCATAACCAAATTCAGTCATGATTTCGTGTATTTTTAATCTGCCTTTTTGCGTCCATCTAGTTTGTAGCACTGTGTCTTCTCTACCGTCAGAGCGTACAATTGGTATAGTGTCTGATTCTGTGTAACTCTTGCCCATGTGTTCTGAGTAAAGCACCCACTGTTTATTTACTTTTCGTTGTAATCTAGCTTCGTGTAGTAGTTTGTTTAACTTTTGTGCTGAAACCCCATAGTCTGCTGCAATCTGAGTTGTAGCTAATGTGCCAGTTGATTTTAAGATTTCATCAACATAATCTGCTTTAGGCTTCAACTCTCCCATTTCTTGCTGTAATAGTAAGTTTTGCTCTTTTTCTTTCTTATACTCAGTAAGAATGTTAATGATGTAATCTGGATTGTTCAGCGTGTTTACTTAATGCGTCACGCGTATTCGAGTATCCTAAGATTTCTGCCACATCTTTACCTACAAAATATGGTTCGTTATCTACTGTTAATGTTCTTACTGGTAATTCTTCAAAATTAAATGTTTGTAATGCTTGCATTTGTTTATGCCTCCTCAAGTGTCTTTTAGGACACCAATTCTCCAAAAAAAATATCGTTCATTTCTTCTCTGGTTAAATTAAGAACTTTGACTATCGTCTTAATTTCTTTGATGTCAAATTCTTGTTCTCCTCTAATTCTACTATAATAAGCGCTTTTAGAAAGTTTTAAACCATGATTATTCAATTCTTTTAAAAAATCATTTACATGCATCTCTTTCATCGCTAAAGCAGAATAAAGTTTCGCTTTGTTCATTTTTCAACACCTCCGTGTCTTTTAGGATACTTCAATGATACATGCTAATATCAATCTAGTCAACACAAAAGTGTCTAAAAATACATTTTTATTTTTACTTCCTATATAGGTGTTGCTTTTAAGAAACTTTAGTGTTATATTCAGTACATACCTATTAGGAGGAAATTTAAAATGAAACCAGACATTAAAAGCAGACGTAAAGAATTGAATTTAACTCTAGAACAAGTTGGAGATTTAGTTGGTGTAGGTAAATCCACAGTAAGAAAATGGGAAACTGGCGATATCGAAAATATGAAGAGAGATAAAATAGTAAAATTAGCTAAAGCATTAAGAGTATCTCCATCATATATCATGGGTATTGAAGATGAGAAACCTCAACTTGAAACCCTACCAGTTAAAAAGATACCGGTTGTATCAAAGATATCTGCGGGAATGCCCATATATACAGAAGAGAATTTAATCGACTACATATACTTTGCTACTAAAAATTTGAACTCTAATAAAGAAGAGTTCGGATTGCAAGTGTCTGGGGATAGTATGGATAAACTCTTTCAAGACGGAGACGTTGTAGTTGTTGAAAAGGATTCGACTGTTGAGAATGGCCAATTAGGTGTTGTATTAGTCAATGGATACAACGGTACTGTCAAAAGAATACGTTACAACAACGACCAAATTATTTTAATTCCTGAATCAAACAATCCTAGTCACTACCCACAAGTATATGGAAAAGATGACGAGGTTAAGATTGTAGGTAGAGTTGTAGCAAGTCAAAAACTATTCAAATAAAAGGGGCTGATTATAATGGATTTTGTAGCGATCGATGTCGAAACAGCTAACGAACAACGCAGTTCTATTTGTTCAATAGCACTATTAAAATTTCAAGATAACAAAATGCGTGATGCTATTTATACTCACATAAATCCTGAAACTTATTTTTCTTCTATAAACACTTCTATACATGGAATATCCGAAGAAGACGTAATGGATTCCCCTAAAATGTATCAAATGCATGAAGCTATTATTAGATTCTTAGATAACCATATAATAGTAGCCCATAATACATCTTTCGATATGTATGCTCTATGTGATTCTTTCAAAAAATACAATCTACCTTTACCTAGCAATCAATATTTTTGTACTTATCGATTAAGTAAAGATTTATATAATTTACCTTCATATAGACTCCAAGATTTAGCTGAACATTTTGACATTAAAAACGAAGAATATCACAATGCTTTTTATGATGCTAAAGTGTGTGCCAAAATTGCATATAACATATTAAAAGACCAAGATGCAAACTTGAACGATTTAGTCGAAAACCAAAATTTTAAGTACGGTGTGTTTGGTCAGAATGGATTCATAAAAAAATCGGCTAATAAGAAAATAGAGCTAGTATACAATGAAGAGTTAAACGATAAAAATCATATATTATATGGTAAACATGTTTGTTTTACCGGAGCGTTAAAAGGTTTCACACGGAACGAAATAGCCCAAACTGTAACTAATATTGGTTCTGTTTACGATTCCTCTGTAAAAAAGTCAACTAACTACCTCGTTGTCGGTAATTTAGAAAACCTAGAAAAAACTCATAACTATACCAAGTCAAGTAAGATTAAAAAAGCAGAAAAATTATCAAGTGAAGGACAAGACATTGAAATTTTAAGTGAAATGGATTTCTTAAAATTATTAACTACCTTCACTTCTGTAGAAACGAAAACGTGATGTCGGTTGATAATGTTTTATTGTGACCAACAGCGCCTATATGGCACTTTAATATAAAAGACGTCTATTTCAGCAGTGTTTAAAAGGAGTTTATAATGAAAATAACTAATTGCAAAATAAAAAAAGAAACTATAGTATATGAAGTTTTAACTAGTGGTAATCAACCATTCACTTATGAGTTACCTAAAGATTTATCGTCACATAATGCGCGTAAATACTTGGAATTTATTTCACAAAAAATAGATGGAGATAAGTTAACCAAAGAAGATTCATTATGATTTTACTAATCAAAAAACGCCTACTAGTGTAGACGTTGAATGGTGGTGAGAATTTTATGGTAGATAAAAACAAAAAACAAGAAACTACTCGTAGTAACCCATTAAACAAAAGTTTTGAAAAGTCAGGCGCCAGCGAAAAATTAAAAAGCACTTTATCAGAAAAAGCTAAGAAAAAAGATTAGTATTCATTCATTAAATATAAATCCAATTTAATTTGTTGTTTAAGGTCTACAAGCGTATGTTTAATATACAATTCATCGTTTGACGGTAAATCAGATACTTTGAAATCTTGTCGCTCAACTTCTAGTAAATCGAAATCGCTACCAGCTGAATTATAGGTTTTAAGTTCACCCTCTTCAATGATTCTGTTTTCAAAGTCTTTTATAACTATAAATACTGGTTTACCGTTGTTATTAAACAACTTGTCTCTTTTGTCTAATAAGCTTATACAATCCAATTTCATAAACTTTCTGGTTATATTAATTAACCAGATAATAAATTTAACAATTAAAGGATTAAATACAAACACTGTTAAAACAAAAATAAATAGAAACAAAATATTTGCTTTTAGACCTGTAAGCAACTGAATTAAATTCAAATTTTTTAAATCAACATTATTAAAAATTATAAAACTATAAAACCATATCAAACATGTTTCAATAGAAAAAATCAATAATACAGGAGTATTGATAACCTTGTTTTTTTCACTAACTAAACCTATCATTGTTAGATATTTATATGGTATGTAACCTAAAACTCCTGTAAGAAGAAGCGCCCCTAGAAATTGAGTCATTTTATCACCTACTTTTTATTTTATTATAACATATTTAGTACCTAGTACTAAATTTTGGGTAGCCCACCTACCCTTATTATTTTTTACAAATTTACAGAACGTACGTTCCTACAGGAGGTATAAACATGTGGATTGAAAAATTTAAAAACAAAAATAACGAAACTAAATACAGATATTACGAGAAGTACAAAGATCCATACACAGATAAATGGAAGCGCGTAAGTGTTGTGTTGAACAAGAATACAAAACAATCTCAAAAAGAAGCAATGTTTCGTTTAGAAGAAAAAATAAAAGAAAAACTGAACAACAAGTCGTCAAGCGAATTAAAAACTTTGACTTTTCACGCGCTATTAGATGAATGGCTTGAATATCATATAAAAACATCAGGTTCAAAGTTGACTACTCTTAATAATATAAAAATAAGAATTAGAAACATTAAACGATACAGCTCTGAGAACTTGCTTTTAAACAAACTAGATACAAAATATATGCAGATATTTATTAATAAATTATCAGATATCTATTCTCAAAATCAAGTAACCCGTCAACTCGGAGATATGAAAGGAGCTATTAAATATGCAGTTAAATTTTACAATTATCCAAATGAATATTTGTTAACTAATGTCAAAATTCCTAAAAGAAGAAAAACAATAGAGGATATCGAAAAAGATGAATCTAAAATGTACAACTATTTAGAAATGAACCAAGTCCTACAGATACGTGATCATATACTAAATGATAATAAGTTACACAAGCGAAATCGCATTTTAATTGCCAGCATCTTAGAAGTACAGGCTTTAACTGGTATGCGCATAGGAGAACTACAAGCACTGCAGGAAAAAGATATAGATTTATTAAACAAAACTATCAATATAACAGGTACAATTCACCGCATTAAATACGAGGAAGGATTCGGATACAAAGACACTACAAAGACTATAAGTTCAAAAAGAAGTATCAGCATCAATTCTAGAACCGTAGAAATTTTTAAAAAGATAATACTGGAAAACAAAATGTTGAAAAGATGGAATTCGAGCTATGTTGACAGAGGGTTCATATTCACAACAAAAAAAGGGAATCCTTTATGTAATAATCAAATCGCCGGTGTGCTTAAGAAAACTACAAAAGCTTTAAATATGAATAAGAAAGTTACCACGCACACATTTAGACATACACACATAACTTTATTAGTAGAAATGAATGTTTCTTTAAAAGCAATTATGAAAAGGGTAGGACATGTAGATGAAAAAACAACCATTCGCATATATACTCATGTAACTGAAAAAATGGATAGAGAACTAACTCAAAAACTCGAAAACATTCCAAGTTAGCTTAAATCTGCCCTTTTTTTGCCCTTATATTTTTTACAAGCTTTATAAAACGCTTGAGAACACTGGCGTTAAAGCTTTTCTTGAAATAAACATATCATCATAATGTGATGGTTCAAATAACATCTGTACAATCAAAGGCTTCATGTTCTTAACAATATCATCTAAATGGTTATCTAAAATTGGTGACACTGCTTTTAAATCATTAAGAAATGGCTCCCATTTGCCTAAAGTATTATCTAATTCTTCTAATTTAGTTTTAATATAATTACAAGTTACATTAGGAATCAGGGACAAAAATTCTTTCTTTTTTACATTTAACATTTCAATTGCATGTCTTAAATTCTTACGTATTTTGGGAATTGTATTAATCAAATATTTTATTACATCAACAATTTTCGATGCATATTCATCATATATACTTTGAACATAGTCTGCTATTTTTTTAATACCATCATCGATATGGTCTTTTAATATTTTCATTTTTCTTCCTAAATAATTAGAAGGTATAACTAGACCCTGTACCATATTTTCGCCGCTACAATTAATTTGGAAATTCCCATCTAAAATTGTTGCATCTTGTTGTTTCATAATACTTCTAATTTCTGCAATTTGCCTACCATAAATATCATTTTGATTTTTTATTCGCTCTATATTCTGTTTCACTACTTTCAAATGTTTCATCATTTCTTCAGATACTCCATCTCTGAAGTCGTGATCTATATTTTTGAAAATTTCTAAAATTTCATTATCTATACTATCATACACTTTTTCTATAAAAGATTTTATACCTTTAAACAACTCATTAATTCTTTCTTTTAATGCATCCAATGCAAAATCAGGTAATAAGTGTTTAACAGCACTAATACTTTCTATTGTTTCATCTGCAACTTCTTCAAGTGAGTTTATTTTACTAATTAAAGTTCTTTCCATTTCTTCTAATTGAAATAAGTTAATCTTATCCTTAAATCCTTCTGATAATTGTTGCTTTCTATCTGCAAAATTTTTATTTTCATTTTCTGAGATGTTAAAACTTTCATTTAAAAAGATTACGCATTCTGCTAACATACCACTAGTTTCACCAGTAATCAGTTTACTCAACGCATCAAGATTTTCTAAATTAAGTTTAATTAAAGTTCCTCTTCCAGAACGTGCAATCGAATCCCCTGTCCAAACATTTATCGGAATTCGCCCATCCATATCTAATGTTATGTTAATAGTCTTTTTTACTTTTTTTCCATTTTTAATTTCTGTATCTTTTACCGACTTAATTTTGATTAGTGGTACAGTATCGTATGTGTTGTCTTTTCTATTTAACTTCCTTTTATAACCTACATGGCTGTCTATTAAAGCATCTAACCTGGGCACACCATCACTAATGTTAACGCGTTTTCCTGGCATATCTTTGATGAATGGATCTTGTAACCATGTTAATAAATCGTTGGTACTATTAAAACTAATCATATTATCAAAGCGTGGTCTAGCAAATTTCTGCCAAGCAGCATAAGGTACCATTGCTGGGTCAGTAGCAACAACTTTTTCATTTGGATGTTTCGCTCCTTGATATTTTGCTCCTGCACCGCCTTCCGAATTACCGCCATCCGCCACAATGGTTTTGTTTTTGTAATTATTTGGACTAACACCATATTTTTGTGTAAAGTTATACTTACTTAATTTATTAGCGTCATTTAGTTTGTCTCTATATAAATCTGCAAATTCGTCTGATTGCTTAAGATAATCCGTTGACTTATTACTATTATCCATTAATTTCGCATTTTGTAACCAATCATCTCCGATATCTAAAGATTTTAATGGATTATTAGGGTTTATTGCCTCATTAGATGTTCCTTGATAAATCATGGTTTGTTCACCAGTTGGTTTTCCTTTTTCATCCAACAATTCATAAATTTTTAAATCTGAGGCACCTTTTTTATTTTTATTTCCATTATCATTATATTCATCAACCTGCTTAAATCTTTTTCCGTTAACTGTAAAATCATTATCTTTATTGATGTCTTGATAAACCCAGTAACTACTCAATTCTGTTAAGTCTCTATCATTAATTTTATTCATCTTCAAATGCTCCAAACGACACTACTTTCTTATCATCAAAACGAGCTTTTTTTGTGCCAATAAGTTTATTTCCTAATTGAGTAGTTATAGTATTCTTGATTGGCATATCTTTTGTTCTTTCAATTTTCTCGGATAAATCTATTACATTATTTATCTTTTCTTTTCTATTTTTTTTATCATTCGTACTAAACAACGTTGCTACTGTATTACTATTAGCAGTATAATCTAACTCTTTTCTAGCTCGTTGCATACCCTCTTTAAATTCTTTATCATTTTTATGAATCAACGGTTCGTAATATTTACGATATTCTTTTAAGTTTCTTGATAAATATGTGATATAAAAGTATTCATTTTGATATCCAACGTTTTGTGTCTTGTTAATTGCCTCTTTTGTAAAGCCTGTATATTGATATTTCTTTTCATTTTCTTTGAAGAATTTATATAAGTTATCATACTTTTCTTTTTGCGCTCGATATTCAAAGCCACTCAGCACTGTACCCACCATCATACTCATATCATCACCGTTGTCATTACTACGCAT